TTGAAGATCTTTGGCAGAGAGCTACGCTGTGGGCTGTGACTGGTACAAGAGATAGTGCAATAAGAGATACAGAGGTATCCCCTTGGAAAAGGATCGAGGGAAATGTCGAGGGGGGAGGCTCTCTCGCTGAGAGAGTTATGAAAGCTATCCGTAAGGGAGTATTCAGTGCTATGACTTCTAAAGGACGCTACCTAAATCTTGAGGAAAGAAGATTGCTAGGGATCGCAACCGTTGATGGACGAAAAGTAAGGCAAGAATCTATCGAGGGGCAATCTTCGTCTGGTGGAGAATACAGCAAACTCGATCAGCAGGGACAAGTAACTGAACTTAAAACTAAGGGGGAGGGGTATCTTGAGGAATCTGGCTGGAGCGAAGATCAGCTAGAAGGAATGACAGGGAAGTTGACAGACGGATCACTTAACAATGTGGAAACCCTCATGGCTATCAAGATTCTGCTGAACTCTGACCATATTGCAAATGACGATGCGTTTATTCGAGAGTTAAAACTCGACTTTATGGCAGGTGTTTACACAGAGAAAAAAGAGATGTTACTCGCTAGTGAAATCCTTAAGATGACAGGAAATCCTATCACTGATGAGCTTATGGAGCTTATTAGGAGTTATCACTCTGGAGAACTCGATGAAGCAGATCGTCTTGACGCTGAGTATGATCTTATAAATGACGGTTGGATGGTAGATCACATTGAAATGTCTACAGATGCCACTGAATCTGTTAAAATGATCTCAGAGCAAGCGGAACAAATGGCCCAAATCGCTGTTAGTGGTCTTAACTTACCAGAAGGTGATCTTGGAGATGCTATAGCTGAACTAGCAAAAGCAGAAATGCAAGAAGCTCACTTGAAAAAGCTCTCGAAGATGTTTGATAGCGATCAGTTCCACTGGATGCTAGACGCAAACTTGTATCTTCAAGATAGCGAGTGGGCCTTAGCTACCCGATATTTCAATGAAAAAGCGATGTCCTCTTTACAAGATATGATCGAGGAACACCAAGAACCCCTAATACCTGTCGGATTGAAGAATGTCTTAAACTCAAGCACATTTACCGATAAAGCAAAGATTGTGGCGATCAAAGAGTTTACCGATAGTTGCATGGAGAATTCTAAAAAACTCTTTGGAAAAGATCAGGGGCCATTCTCATGGTATCTTGAGTGTGCCATTGTGTTAGATGGTGGTAAATTAACTTTTAAAGCGGGCGAGAAGAGAAAAGAACTCAACATAGATAAGCTAGAGTACTTTTTCATTACAGGCAGGTTCATTGGGGGGATCTATGAGGCTTTAGCCGTGATGGACGAGAGTGAGAAAAAAGATCTAGCTGATAAAATCGACTCCCTCGTTTCCCCTTTAATTCCAGAGGGTATCCAAGTAACAGGAAAAAGTTGGTTAGAGACCATAGGAAGGCAAAAAAATAAGAAGGAGGCTTATAAGACTGCCAAAGGGAGAGACTCAGCCAAAATGAAGGCTTTTTTTGGATCAGTTGCTAGTGAGATTGTTCGGTATCGCTTCTATCTCGATCTTGGATTAACCGAGTCAACAGGCCCTCTAGTACCAAAAAATCTTGGGAACTCAGAGTGTGATACCCGTGTAAGATACCTTATGGGGCCAATCCCTACCAAAGCAGTTAATGAGGTTAAAAACGACACTTATGATGCTATGTTAAACGACTGGGCATTAGAAGTCCAAAAAGCGTTGGAAGAGAGGGTCAAAGTGCAGTTTGATAAGAAAAATACTATGAATAATCAAGTGAAGAAGTTATTCAAAAAACTTGAGGTCGGAGAGGAAACAGACCTTTACAAAGCATTTGTTGGTGCAAGTTAATCTATAGTTTATTTATCATTGGTTGTCTAGTAAATAACCCACTAGATTGCTGGTGATAATATGAGCGAAGATTTACAGATTTCTTATGCTTGCCCTCATTATACTCGATATGAGAGGGTAGGTCTTCAAAACGGTATCTATATAATGCCTTCATCTCCAATTAACGGAGAAGGTCTTGTAGAGATAAAAAGAGATGGTGTTGTTCTCAACCCAAAGGGTAATAACAGAGAATCTACAATCACCTCCCCTAATGTATCTCCTTTTAGGGTTCGTAAAACATCTAATGTACTGACGATCACTACAACAGAGGGGTACTCAAACACAATCACCTTACCTACGAAGATTTATAACTCAAAGACTTTAATCACCGAGATACAGGGTGTGCTTGGGTCAATCGTAGTTGAAGAAACATCCTCAAAGGCGTTGAGGTTTTCTGACCAAGAGCTAGGGGTTGGTTTTACCCTTACAGGTAGTCTCTTAAAAACTCTAGGGTTCAAGAAACAAAAGCAAGTTGTTAAAACAAAGAAGCTCACCCCACCTTGGGGTTTAGTATCAAGAATTAATGGACACGATATACAGTTTCAAAAAAACCTTGAACCTGAAGGGTTGTTAGAAATATCGTACACTACCGAGAAAGTATACTGTAGGAGATGTGGTGGGACAGGTGTAGAAAACGACTTTAGGTTTGCTTCTGACGGAAACATTCAAAAGATTAGTGACACCAATTTACTGTATCAAAATGTGGCAAAAGCATTATTGACCGAGATAGGATCGAATCCTTATCACGCTTGGTATGGGTCAAACGCTAATCGACTTATAGGCAAAAAAAACAATGCCTCTGTTGGTGTGTCTTTAAGGTTAAGCGTACAACAGGCTCTTGATAAGTTGCAGAAGATCCAACAAGACCTCAAGAGGGTACAATACCTTAGCCAAGAAGAAAGACTAATGAGCGTTCAGTCTGTGGAAGTTTCTGCACTCAATAACAATGCGACAGCGTTATTATGTAATGTGGTTGTTCGCAGTGGTGCTAACCGTCAAGTGAGTGTAAATATAGTCTTTGAAGTACCAGGTAGCATTTCATTAGATGGGAGTTTGACATGAGTTATATCTTAAAAGTAGTAAAACCAGATGGGGTAAGCACATCAGATTCAACAAGTTATTCAACAGATAAAGAAGAAGTATTCATTCATGGTCTTGTTGAGGGGTTTGATCAAATCAATGTATCGTTCTTAGGTGAAGTATTCACTTCTGTTGGAGTAGACGCTGACATCGAAATCAGCAATGGGGCATGGACATTTCCAGACCCAAATACGACCGAAGGGATAGACTTAAATCAAGGGGCTAACAACTTCCTAGTCACAGCAACTGACAGTCTGAATAACAACACGACTTCACTTACACTCATTGTCATTTCTAGCATAGACTCAAATACAAATAGACCGACACCACCCTTAAACATAAAAGCAGAACGAGCAGATGATAATGTAGTTCTTAGCTGGGTACATACAGACTCGGAGATTAGTTCTTATAATGTGTACGCATCAAGAACTAGTGGGGGAGGGAATGGGTATCAACAAGTTAACAAGATACCTATAGACCCTATCACCTATGGGTCTAAATCTGAAAAAGTCACTTCGATTGTCGATTTCTCAAGTGATCTTGACACCATCGAAGAAGACCCAAATGTCCTTACGATAAAAGCCTTACAGAACACCACATGGAATGATATAGGCACACAAGAAATTGCCGAAAGTGTTAGTCGATTACGATTCGCTACAAATGTTTCCTCAATCGAGCTAGAAACAAAGGTTTCTTTCAAACACAATCGTCTTACTCCTGACTCAGCAAATACGGTAGACATAGGTGAGTTTACTTCTCTTAATGCCAACACACCTCTTTATTATGTGATTACATCAGTTAAGGTTGTTGATAACCAATCGGTGGAATCAACCTTTAGTGTTGAAGTAGGTTCTGCTCCTATTAACTTACAGCTTGTCAATACCACCCTCCCGAATGTGACTGACTCACAACTCACAGAGAGTATGATTTCTGCTATCTATGACGCTGATTCCACAGCGAGTGTTCATGCAGGGTCTGCTGTGAGAGATTTATTTATAGACCCAGTAGTGTCAGAGATCTCTCGCATGAGAGTCCTCTTAGACTTCTGCTACAAAGCGACCAACTTTGTTTCATTAAATGACATAGACGACCCCACAGGGTTGGGTGAGTCTCTTTATGTAGCCAACTCAAGCTATAAACAGCTCTTAAAAGAGGCTTACTTCCTTGATACCGATACACAGGTACAAAACCTTATCGACATTTGCTTTGATCGTTTAGCATCAAATCTAGGCATTATTAGAACATCTGGACAAGTGGCTAGAGGTGAGGCTACCTTTTTCTCTAGGTCTCTACCTACTTTTGATCTGATTGTACCCATTGGACAAATCATCTCTGGTAATGGTGTGAGATTTAGGACTCTCCAAGAAGGTATTATCTCTGTTTCCGAAGCCCCAAACTTTTACAATCCAATCACACGCAGATATGAGGTCACCTTACCGATACAAGCAGATACAGCAGGGCTGAGTGGAAATCTAACATCAGGACAAATCATATCGGGTGCTCCACTAGGATTAAGTGTGAGTAACAACGCCCCTACATTCGGTGGGTCTAGTAGAGAAACAAACCAAGAAATGATGACAAGAGCGATGACTTACATCTCCTCTGTTGATGTAGGTACGAAAGCAGGATACGAAAGAGTAGCCAGAGAATCTGCTGGTGTAGTAGGGTATGATGTCATAGACGCTGATAGTCCATATATGATTCGGGATAATGGTCAAGGGGGCAAAGTAGACATTTGGGTTAGAGGAGAAATCCTAAGCAAAGTTACTGATGTGTACGCACCCTCTTACAAAGCAAGAAAAGGATCAAGATTCATCCCGATTCAAAGGGAGGGGGCGTATAAGTTCCAAGCCTCTGATGCCACCATAGAAAATCCACTGTTTAAAATGATTGACCGAACTAATACCTTTGGACTTAAAAACCAAACCAATGGCGAGTTCTTCGATCTTACTGGTGCTACCATATCAGAGGGGAAGATCCTCATCCTCGATCCAGATATCCCTCAACCCACATATCGCATGACTGACATCATATTGGGAGACTATCGAACAGAGGTGACGAATAAAATCATACTCAACAAGCAACCCGCTAAATCCGTTATCTCTGTACGCAAAGCAGATAATACTGACTTGCCATATACTTTCTATAAAACCGAAGACCCTCTCGTTCAAGGGCAATCTTCAAAAGCTCAAGACTACATCATTATTGACAATGACGGGCTAGAAAAAATCATTGAGGTCACAGGAGAAACACATACACTCAATGAATTGTATGCCGAAACCCTCTTAAATCGAGGTATCGATATCACCTCAATTGTAGCCAAAGATTCAAACGGGAATACTTTCGCAAGCCCCCTTACCTCCGCTAGCCCCGATTATGTGATCGAAGTAAATGATGATCTCACAATGATTAGGAGAACTACTTCAAGTGAAATCTCATCGAGTCAAACAGTCTTGGTTGACTATGAGTTTCTTGAAAACATCACTGTCACCTATCAGACAAACCTTGTTGTTTCAAACCTACAAATAGAAGTAGATGAGCAAAAGCACATGGGTGCTGATGTCCTCATAAAAGAAGTAACCCCAGTACGAGTTAATGTGAAAGGTCTTGTTTACTTAGAGCAAGGAGCATCAGCTACTAGCGTGGACTCCATTCTCAAATCCGCTCTGTTCAACAGAATAACAGAAACCTCATTAGGTGGTAGTTTATACCCCTCCGATTTCATTCGGGAGATAGACTCTGTTCAAGGGGTATCTTATGTCTCTGTTCCTTTAACTGAACTCTCTTTATCACAGGGTGATCAGATTCTTCGTGAAAAAGTAACCCCAACCATACCCGTGGAAGTCTCAGAGTTTACAAGTTCTAGCCACAAAGTATGGCTCATGGATGTTCAGTTAGACCATGTTCCTGCTTCAAGTGGAGGGTCAAACGCTAGGGTGTTTTTGAACAGTAAACAAATCGACACCCTTTCGGTTGGTCAAAGAGAAGTATCAACAAACTGGATCGGCACGAAAGGTAGCATCGTAGGTTTAGAAAAAGCCTATATCAATACGGGTGGAGTCCTCACCGAGATACCAAACTCCACTCGAAAACTTATGCTGTCATTACCTTTGGGAGAAACTCCTTCAGATTATGTCATTGAAATCAATTATACTTGTGGTGATGGGACTGGGGTAGTTGGTGAGATTAGGGTTAACAGGTTCAGCTATTTCCAAGTAGGGGATCTCAGCTTCACCTACGAAGAGGAGAGAAGATAATGGTTTATGATTTCGACCCTCGCACAAATAGAGAAAATCTTAACTCAAAGTCTTACCCTAGACGACTGATAGAGGACATACTCACTAATAAAATAGTGGACTCCATGTCCTTCGGGACTGCCTCAAACTACTTTACTCGTAGTTATGGGCCGAATCACAGAATCATTTATGAGGGTGTCGGTAGATTACTCGCAGAACTGTTAGTTGATACTTTAGATAACTTAGAAGATGTAGCATACACACAACTTAGAGCAGAGTTTATTTCCACTCGACTTATGTACCTTATTTTTACAGATGAGGATTCGGTTCCTGTTGGGGATACGCACGAAGAAACAATCACATTTCTACTACAAACTTATGAATCTCTCTTGCAAGGGGCAACAAAGAAATCTGTCGATGAAGTATTGAAGGACATCGCAGAGGGTAATGCTATTATACTTAATACGGTTGAGGGCTATATCGCTAACATCAAGTCCTCTATTCTTGCCTCAACAGAATACAACACAGATGGGGTGTTTGGAAAACACAGACACTTTGCCTTCACTGATGAATCTGGACTAGGTTCTACCAACAAACCCCTTGAATATAAATGGGGTGATGACCTTCATACTCACGACATCGTAGATGGTGTTATTCAACCTCATATAGATGCTGACGGAAACTCACACACCCATGAGGTTTATCTCGGCATACCAAAAAACATCATAAGATTACAAACGAACTTACGCAAGGTTTTAAGGGTAACCAAACCCGCTCACATTAAAACAGGTGAGGTTTCCTCAGTCATTGATGAGGACATACCTATTCTCTCTAAAGGGAAAGGAGATGTGTTTAGCCCTATTCTCGGTATCGACCCTGCTCAAACAGATGCTCAAATCATCACAGAAAACACCATCGACACAAACCTCGTCTACCACAACCAAAATGCTCTCTATGGGCTTGTTGGACTCTCACTAGGGGCTTTCCACCAAGAGGAGATGAGGAGGGCCAGAGAAGGCGTTTATGAAGACGAGTTCTATGGGTATGCGTCTGGTAATACCATTCGTGTATGGAGGACTAATGTCCAAGTAGCAGACAACCTCGTCCTCAGTGATGATGACTCCAACACAGCAGATCAAAAGTTTAGGGTCATAGAGGTCGAAAG